AACTTTTGAGTCAATGACCATCTGAGTCATCGTGGCAACAACTGAAGTATGCAAATCAACAAGGCTTGTTGTCCAGTCGAGGTGATCTTGAGCGGCGTCAAGTTGGCCTTCAAGGGTGGGGATAACGGTGTCACCGAGCTCCTTCATGCGAGCTATTGCAACGTCGAAGCTGGTCTCATCACTTCCGCCGCTTTGCAGTTTATCAAGCAGTTCTTGAGCGGATGTTATTTGCCCCTCGATATCGGATGTGTCAGCACCAACAGCCTCAGCCGCTGCCATTCTAGCATTCAAATCTCTTATAGTTTCCTGCTGCTCCATTATTGACTGGTAATGGGAGGCAGCGTCTTCGAGTTCCCTTAACTGAGGATCATATTTGACCTTTGCGGTGAGCTCTATTTCTCGTCTTAATAACCGCTGCGCCTCAATTTGGGCATCGATAGCATTAGCCCCGGCCATTTGCTCTTCGTTGTATTTCTTGGCAGCGTCGAGCTCATCACCTGTAAGCCCAGTAGTGTCCAGTAGTTTGACGGTCTTCAATTCGTTTATCTTACTGAGTTCGAGCTCGTTCAGGGTTTGGTCAATATCCGCTATCTGGTTTTTGTATTCCCCCATCCCTTCTAGGTTCGGATTTGTGAGAGCATTGAGCTCATCGTTTGCGGATTGCAATTCACCCTTGAGACGGCTTACCTCTTCGGAAGCATCGGAGGCCATTTCTTTGTAGCCTTCAAGAGCATTCTTAGCCATGTCGAGAGCCTGTTCTTGAGTACTGATTGCCTCATTTGCATAATTCACTGCATCTTTATGTTCATTTTCTGCGATTGTGGCCAGATCGGTTGATGCAGTCAGTTCATCTTGTCGCTGTGCAAGGTCGTCTGATGCTTCTGCCAACTGGCTCATGTACCAACCAGTGACATTAGCCTTGCCGCCTTGTTCCTCTATGCTTTCCCCGAGGGCAGTGGCGTTTTCAGCGGACACCTGGAGCATAGTATTGTATTGCTCAAGCTCTTCGGTGGTAGTTGCTTTTTTGATGGCTTCTCTGAGGTCTGCTAAATCTTTCTGAGCAAGGATACTCCCATCGGTCAACTTTTTAGCCATTTGGATTAGCCGCTCGCTGAGGTTGTCTACTTCTTGCGCGACTTCCTTAACCTCTTTTTTACTTTCTTTAGCCTTACCTGAAAAGATTGAGAAGGCGACCGCGGCAACACCAAGCGCAACTCCAATCAAACCCAAAGAGGCTTGGAAACTAAGGGTGGCAATACGGGCAGCAATGGCCGCTATTTTATAAGCAACCAGGGCCGCTGTATGCGCCACAGTTCTGGCCGCTGCGATCCCCATCGACGTGCTGAAGAAAAGCATCGTTGGCCCCAGTGCCGCCATCACTCCGAGGACGGATTCAACCGGCGTCAAATAAGACCCGATGACAAGCGTTAGCTCTTCATATTTTTGTTTGAGCTTGTCCATGATGGTGTACTTGGTGTTAGCAACGTCAGCATATTCCTGAGTGATGCCAGTAGCTGAAGACATTTCCCCTTTTAGATTTGCTATTTCATCGGTGCTCAACCCAAGGGCTTCGGTGAAAGATGCCTGCCCGTTCATCGCTGCGGTTGTCGCTTTCATGAACTCCCGCGTCATCACTCGACCAGGAGCATACCCCTGCCGCTCCATCAAGACGAGGGATGCCGTCAAATCCTCAATCGAAAGACCTTGCTTGACAAGCTCCGGTGTGATATAGCCGACCATTGTGTTGAAATCTTCCAATGAAAGGGTGGAGTTTTTTTGCAGGAAAGTGAACATGTCTATTCTGTCCGACATGTCATCGACAGTTAGGCCAAACGTCTTCATTGCAGGGATCATTTGCCCTGTCACAGTCTCAGCGTTAGACCCAGTCGCATCCCCTAAAGTGTCAAAGGCTACGGCTGATTTTTGTAGTTGTTCGGTGTTGCGCACGCCTGCCCTTACCAATAGATCAAAGGTATTGGCAACAGACTTTAAGGGGAAGGTGACGTTAGTTGTCGCAAGTGCGAGGTCTCGCATCTCTTTTGTGGAGGCCCCAATAGTCAGCCCGACCTGCCCCAGTTCGGCGTTAATACCCCGCGCATCACCGACGAACTTCATGCCGGCAACACCTACCGCGGTAAAAGCCGCGCCAGCCACTTTACCCGCCGCCTTCATTCCCTCGGAAAAGCTCTTCGTCTGCTCGCTGGCGACATTCATACCATTGGCAAAATCAGTACTATCCAGCGTGAGAGAAGCGACAAGTTTTTCCTGCACAGTGCTCATAAAACGTATGCGCTGGAGACCCACTGCTTTAGCTGTGGGAGGAAAGCGCAACCTCCTTGTTGACATTATACCATGTTTTAATTCTCCACAATCTTACCGCCGAAAGCGGCGGTCAGTAGCTTTGCCATACTCATCATCTGCTTAGGTGTTTGTGGTTCAGGTTTTGGTTTTACCTCGATCTTTGAGAGCATAAATTTCGTAAACGGTTGCCCTGTGAGACATTGGCAAATAATTGCCGATCTAAAATCAAGCCTCTCCTGCTCGTTTGTGTGGCGCTTGGCCAGTGCATTGAATTGCGCAAGGGTTAAATCCCATAACTCAACATCGGATAACTTGAGTTGATATCTTCCGAATGACCAAATTTCAAGCCAGTTTATTTCCCTTTGGCCCTCTTGGTCTTTGGCACTAAAGGGGATGAGTCTTTTTCTGGGCTGAAGAGGGTCCACGCCTGCATGATGGCAAGTTGAACAGG